TTGTAAAAGTTCTAGTTGGGTATTGAGGTTTAGCTGTTATTCTAAATCTCTGCTTTCCTTCATCTGCGTATTCACCTCTGTTATTTTTTACGTCAATCACAGATATATCGGTATCTAATAAAGGTAGAGTACCTTGGTCAAATACCCTATCATCCCAACCGAACTCTAAAACCGGTGGGTATATGGTATTAGTATCTTTTCCAAAGTATTTAAGCTTTATAGCAGAATCTGTACTGTGTTCGTATTCATTTTGAAGTTTAATTATAAATCCTTTGTTACTTAAATCAGAATTATATATCTGTTTAATTGCAGGTGTAACGTTTATATCCAGATCATGTGTTGATGACATACTATGAGATTGAAAAAATTCCATTGATTCTCCGTTAGATGCTGTATACCAGTTGCCTCCTCCTTCTTTTCCTTCAATATAAGATGCTGTTGTATATTGGGTATAGTTTGATAAATTCCAAGATGCTTCTAAATTAGCTTTTCTATAAGTCCAATTTGCTCCTGATGAATTTATTGGTATATCGCCGAATTTCCCAGTACCGTTATCCCAATCTGATGAGCCGTTGGTGTGTATTGGGTACGCATATAGGGTATATTCTACAGGTAATTCTGTTGCGCTAGCCAGGTAAAGTTTAATACTAGAGCTCATAGAGTTTAAAGCTCCTGGTGTGACTTTATTAAGGAGTACATCTTCTATTTCTTCACTAGAGAATTTAGTTAGTATTCGACTTGCTTGTCCTGTACCGTCTAAGGTTCCAGGGTACCCTGCGATTTCTATTATTTCATCTTTACCAGCGTTACTTGTTAGTTGCTCTGTATATATGAATGTGTCTTTCTCTGGAAATATTCTGTAAATTGCCATATTATAATACTGTTGTTCTTCCTTTAATATCTTCGTTCGGGTATTTTAATTCAAATATCATTGTATCGTACGATGGATATATAACGTTATTTCTAGTTGCTCCTTTAATATCGTAAGCATATTCTGAATATTTACCTCCTTGTCTGTTTACTACCTCTACTTTACTGACTGTCTGTACACCTGTTACCTTATCTAATAAGCTGTATATAGTAGATACGTTGATAGGTTGGTTTATGTTCCATTTAGTTATCTTAAAGAAGTCTTGAAGTGCATTATTACATTTTAGAAGTACGTCTCTACTATTGAAATTAGGTCTTACTAGTATGTCAAAATTAACTCCTATGTTTACTACAAATGCATCTTTTATATTTAATGCATCTGTTAACGGCATATAGTATGCCATATATGTCTTTAAGTTATTTTTTAGTGTTTCAGTTGCTGTAATTAAATGTTTATCGTTGTTATACGCTAAAACGTACATAGATAACGCTAACGGGTTACTATCTATGATTGAATCTGTTGAAGATTTTGTACTATTTAGTTCATCGTGTGTTACGAATGCTTTTGCTATAGTACCGAATTTAGGGTCTAGTGAAAGAGCTCTAACTGTATAATCTTGAAGAGTTACAGTTCTTTTTTGTTCTGAAAATGCTCTAAGGGTGTTTTGACGTATTTCTTCGATTGTATCACCATCTTTTCCACCTGTAGCTGGAAGTAAGTTGTTAAAGCTTAGCGTTGCTTCATATTCATTATCGACCGCTGTTACTGTTGCGTTATATCCTGTTAGTGTATTAGCAGGTACGTTAGCTTCAACTCCTCCTCCTACTATGTACCTTATTGTTAAAGTTGTATTAGAAGGTGCTAATCCGTATGTACCTGTATATAGGAAGTTAGATGGATCATATGCTCTATCTATCGTTGTTATTCCTTGTAGAGTTCCCATACCTACGTTAGTTGGGTCTGGTGTAAATGTGTTATCATCTGCTCCTACTGTTCCTGCGCCGAATTGAATCTCTAAGTGACCATTGGAATTAAACCTAGATACAAACCTCTTAGGAACCTTCTGTAGTAGTATTGAGTTGGGGACTTTATCTATATCTGAGCTTATATTTGTCTGTTCTATAAACACACTGTCTTGACCTAAGTAGGGGACTTCGTACCATGTAGTTACATCGTCACCGGTATCGTCTGTAATATCCAATACTCCAATAATGTTTGAGTCTTCTATCGTTATTGTTGTAAATTTCTCTGCTGTTGTAAACGTTTGAGATGTTGATTTAACTGTTCCTGAAAAAGCTTTTACTTTTTTAGATAAAGTAAATTCTGATGGTATCCCTGCAGTAATTTGACTTATTACAATATCGGTGGGATCGTAAGAACTAGAGAAATTAAAGTCAATTTTATTTTGTATAAAGAAATTTGCTCGTCCTTTAGCAGTTGAAGTTACTGTTGCATTTTCGTTTACTACTAGAGCTTGATCCCAATTTGGTTCGTTTGTTATAGGATTTGCACCGATGTTTTGTGATATTGTTAATTCTACTTCTGAGGCGTTCGTTACTTTAGGTCTATATCCCATCATATATGCCATTGAGTATAGGTTACCTGGTTCTTTAGCGTATTGTAGAAAAGTTTCTTGAAGTTGAGTATCTTGGTAGAAGGAAAGGATATCTCCAACATAAGCAGCCATTTCTATAAACATCATTCCAGGTGATGTTGGTGAGAAGTCGTTGTATGAGTCAGGAAAGTAGTTTTTCGCAAACTCTACTAATTCTTGCTTATAATCCGAAAACTCTCTTGCTACGTATTTTATATCTCTAATTTCTGCCATTATTGTTCAAAATTTATTACTACCTCATCTTCAATGTTTGTATTCTGGATAGCGTATTTAAGTAATAACGTAACTATATTTGAATCCGGTTCAGCTTCAACTCTAAAATCTATAGGTACTACTGTTGGAAAATATTCAGATAGTCCAGCTCTGACTGTATTTTTAATTCTATCTACCATTCCTTGGTTTATATTTTCGAACATTAAGTTTCTAAGTACTGTTCCGAAGCTTGGGTTCATATACCGTTCTCCTTGTCCTGTAAGAAAGTAGTTAATTAGGTTTGTTCTAATAGCGTCTTTTGTAACATATGTTGAATTAAACACAGCTTGTCCCGATAAAGGTAGGGATACTCCTATCGCTTTTCTTGGCTGTAAATCTAATGGATTAATTCTTCTGCTATTAAATGCCATAATTATACTACTCCGTGTTTTTGTTTATCTTTCTCTATAGACCTACTGTAAACTGAACCTGCTTTTTGTACAAAATCAAACTTAGATATATCTAAGCCTGGAGCTTTACTATTGGAATGGGTCATTCCCATTTGGTTAGCCATCGATGTTGCAAAATTAGGTTTTTGAACCATATCTGATGTTCCTGCATATACGTTTTTATATTCTTCACTAGTCATAGATGCTTTTGTTTGATTAAGCATTTCCATGATTGGGTTTGTTGATGAAGGGATTGGTTTTTGTACTTCTTGTATTTTAGTAGGTGATTCAAATTTTTGCACACCTGTATTTGAAGCTGGTTGGCTAGCAACACGAACTGCTTCATTAAGCATATCCTGTAACTCCTCCTTAACAGCTGATCTGACTTCTTCTCGTATAATGTTTCTTAGTTGATCGAGTTTCATAATTATAAATAGTTAGTTTATGGAAGTTGGTTGTTTATTCTAAATTTTAATTCTGCGAGTAGTACTGCTGTATCGGAACTGAAAGATGGCTGTCCTCTAAGTATTATTACACCTAGGTTATCTTTTGCTACAGCTAATCTTCTTGGAACAGGTCCATCTCCTTGATTATCTTCTATTATTGCAAGCTTATAGCTTTTACCTGAATCAGATTTAAAAAGATACTCTTCATTAGGAGTTCCTTCTGACCCGGTATTCTCTAAGGGTTGCACTTTGCTTAATAATTCTCTTAGTGCTTTCTTTTCTTCATCTGTTTTCATTCCTGATGATAAATCCTCTATACACTGTTCTGCTTTATTATTTACACTTGATAGAACTTCTTTTATATTATCTAAACTTGGACCTACTCCTGCTACTAATCCTTCTATAGAAGAAACATCTCCATCTAAATTTTCTAGTAAACGTCTTATGTTATAAAGCCTGTCTGCTAAAGATGTTAGATTC